ATCTCCTACAACAGCAGCAACCTCGTCCGAGAACGCTTTGAGGGGTGGACAGTTGGAGAATTTGCACATACCTACACCATGCGCTCGGTCGGATCGTATACAATAGATCAAGCGTCACGAAAGGAACTCGTCCTTTTTAATTATGAAGTGTGAAGTCACCCTCTACGTTGCTGGTAAAGTCTTCAAGGAAGAAGTCTATGCCCGCGACTACCAAGAAGCACGAGAGGTTGCCCTTGCTCGCAATCCTAATGCTAAAATTGTAGGTGTTACCGCTAAGTTCTAATGAAACACTTTCGTATAATGTGGAGACTGTGGTGTAAGGCGCTAGGAGAGAAAGCGTCTTCTAATGACAGAGAATCAGATAAGGTTGCAGTTATTCGCACCCTTATTTTTTTATCATATATGATTACTAATATTGCTATTGTTGCCAACGCTATCAGACACTGGAATGACGTACAAACTGAACGATTACCTTTACAGCATCAACCAATCAAAGAAAAACATAATTGATGTAGATGAAGATGCAGCAAAAGGATATCCTCCATATGTTGTAAACAAGTGCTTGTCTGGTTTTACTGATAGTATCTTATTTGCTAACGAGATGAATATCAATCATCATCTTGACAAGAAGATGCAATACGATTTTTACATAAATAGTTTGAAACCTAGGAAGCGTTTCACGCCTTGGGTAAAAAAAGATACAGTAGAGAACCTTGAATTGGTGAAACAATATTATGGATACAACCATAGTAAAGCAGAAGCCGCTCTAAGAATTCTCACTAATTCTGAACTACAACAGATTAAAAAATTATTAGATACAGGCGGTACTAGATGACTACTGAAATTACAATTGATTGGCAACCTTCTGACATGGTTGAAGTGGTTTTGAATGAACCTGATGATTTTCTAAAAGTTCGAGAGACTCTTACTCGTATTGGAGTAGCTTCTAGGAAAGATAGAAAACTTTATCAGTCTTGCCATATCCTACACAAACAAGGTAAGTATTATATCGTTCACTTCAAAGAGTTGTTTGCTCTTGACGGTAAGAATACTAATCTCTCACTAAATGATGTTCAGCGTCGTAACCGCATCGCCCAACTTCTTTCTGACTGGGGTCTTATTAGCATTGTGAATGCTACTGATATTGAAGACGTTGCTCCATTAAATCAGATCAAAGTTCTTTCTTATAAAGATAAGGGAGAATGGACACTGGAATCAAAATATAACATTGGTCGTAAAAAAGTAGAAGTAGAATAAATATTTCTGTGCCATTCGTGCGGCACTCTACAAGTCGGAACACCCTACAAACTGTTACGGTTTTTACCGTAGCAGTTTTTTTGTGTCTTGATTAAATAATATTGGATGCCTTCGGGGTCCAAATTAAAAATCATCTCGCTTAAATAAAGGAGAACCGCCATGACAAATACTTGGGATATCTATCTACCCCACGCTGTAGGTCTGAGTGATATGTTCCATAGACTCGATTCTATGACGAGTCATAATAAGAACTATCCTCCGTATAACCTAATCAAACATGACGCCAGTAATTACGAAATTCAAATCGCTCTTGCAGGATTTAAAAGAGAAGAGATTGAAGTATCTACTGAATCAAACATTCTCCGAGTTGCCACGAAAAATGCAGGAACAGATCCTGAAGTCACATATCTCCACAAAGGAGTTTCAAGGAGATCATTTACAGAAACTTGGCAACTCGCTGACGATGTTAGAGTTGTGGACGTAGCATTTAATGATGGTTTGTTGATAATTAGTTTAGAGAAAATCGTTCCAGACCACATGAAACGAATCACCTACGAAGTCAAATAAATATCTGGCACAGGGGGCGTTGCCCCCTTCGCTGTTTTATGTTATACTAGTAGAAACCAACTGAGGAATTATGAAAGATCAAATTCTTGTATTTAAGAATGGAGAGCGTGTAATTACTAAACTCCAAGAAGTGTTTGAAGGAGAGGGAGAAACTCGACGTGGTGTATGTCTTTTGATGTCAGATCCATACATTCTCGAACTTGTTGAAGTAAGCAATCCTGATAACCCTACTCAAGACTTGCAAGTTAAGTTCAGCAAGTGGAATCCTTTCTGTATTGATCGTCAATTCAGAATTCCTTATGATACTGTTCTTGCAATTGGGGAAGCAGATCCTGGTCTTGCTCAGGCATATAGTGCTAAAGTTGAAGTAATTGAGTCTAGAGAAGCAGAACTTACAACTCCTCCACAGGCACCTGTTGATGGAACACCAAATGCTGATCAACAACGTGCTGATATTGAAGCAGCTATTAAAGGTCTTGGTGTAACAACGGAAGTTGATTCTTCTGTTGGAGCATGATTAAACTTCTAAAGTTTGGCAGTCATTGGATTGTCGCAGAAGTTGAAGAAGTGGGTGGAGTAGAGTTTGGAGACCCTGACTGTGTGCTAAAATACCCATGTGAAGTAGTGGAGGATGGGGTTGTACCCTTTCCTCCTTACAGCGAAGACCGAGAGATCGCTGTGCGTTCTTCAGACATCACACTGATTGCTGAACCTGACGCTATGATCTCGGCACTATACTATGACATGAAAGCAAAAGAATCAGAATGAAGTTTTACACCAGCGTTCAACAAGCAGGTAACAACATCCACGTTCGTGGATATGAAAATGGGATTCAATTCAGTGACAAGGTTCCTTTCAACCCAACTTTATTTCTCCCTACATCTCAACCTTCACGCTGGAAAACTTTGGATGGCAAGAATGTTCGCCCTGTAAAACAGGGGACAATTCGTGATGCAAAAAAGTTTGTGGAAGATCACAAAGAGATTCCTGACTTTGAGATCTGTGGTCAAACTCGATATCTGAATCAGTATATTGCAGAAGAGTATCCTGAGGATCAGATCGAGTTTGACTCCAGTCAAATTCGTGTGTTCACTCTTGACATTGAGACTGCAGCAGAGAATGGTTTTCCTGATATTGAGACTGCCGATCAAGAGATTTTATTGATCTCTTTGAAGGATAGTCATACTAGACGCATTCAAGTCTTTGGTCGCTATGCATTTGATAACTCCCATAAGGACGTTGATTATATGCATTTCAATACTGAAGTTGGTATGTTGAATGCATTCATCCACTATTGGGTTAGTAATTATCCTGATGTGATCACTGGATGGAACGTTCAGTTGTTCGATATGACATACATTAGTAAGCGTATTGAACGTGTAATTGGCGAGCGTGAGGCAAAGATGCTGTCTCCATGGAAGTCTACTCTTTGTCGTGAAATCTATATCAAGGGTCGTAAGCAGATTGCATATGACATCTCTGGTATTGCTACGCTTGACTATCTCGAACTGTATCGTAAGTTCACTTACACCAACCAAGCATCTTATCGTCTTGACCACATTGCAAGTGTGGAACTTGGCACTAAGAAACTTGACCACAGTGAGTTTGATACTTTCAAAGAGTTCTATACTAAAGACTGGCAGAAGTTTGTAGAATACAACATCATTGACGTTCGTCTGGTTGACCAGTTGGATGATAAGATGAAACTGCTTGAACTGGCATTCACCATGGCATACGATGCTAAGGTGAACTTTGAGGATGTATTTTCTCAGGTTCGTATGTGGGATAACTATATCTACGTCGAGTTGCTCAAGAGAAAAATTGCAATCCCTCCCAAAAAAGAAGCACGAAAGGATGCGAAGTATGCTGGGGCATATGTTAAGGAACCTAATCCAGGATTTTATGACTGGGTTGTCAGCTTTGACCTTAATAGTCTATATCCTCATCTCATCATGCAGTATAACCTCTCACCAGAGACCCTGCTCCCAAACAGACACCCTACAGCAACTGTTGATAAGTTGCTTGAGCAAGAGATAGATACATCTGATCTAACTAACTGTCTTGCTGCTAATGGAACGCTCTACAAGAACGATGAGCAAGGGTTCCTGCCCATGATGATGCAGAAGATGTATGATGAGCGTGTGATCTTCAAGAAGCGTATGCTCAAGGCAAAGCAGCAGTATGAGGAGACTCCTACCATTGAACTAAAGAAAGAGATTGCCCGATGCAATAACATTCAGATGGCAAAGAAGATCTCTCTCAACTCTGCTTATGGTGCCATTGGTAACGAACACTTCAGATACTTCCGACTGGAGATCGCTGAGGCAATCACGTTGTCTGGTCAACTCTCGATTCGTTGGATCGAGAATAAGATGAACGAAAAACTAAACAAGATTCTAAAGACTGATGATGTTGACTACGTTATTGCCTCAGATACTGACAGTATCTATCTTAATCTGGGTCCTCTTGTTGACTCTGTATACAAAGGGAGAGAGAAAACTGATGTTAGCGTCGTTAAGTTCCTTGATAAGGTGTGTCAGATGGAACTTGAGAAATATATTGAAAGTTCTTACAAAGAACTGGCATCGTATATGAATGCATACCAGCAGAAGATGGTCATGAAGCGTGAGAACATCGCTAACCGTGGCATTTGGACTGCTAAGAAGCGTTACATCTTGAACGTGTGGAACAGTGAGGGTGTGCAATACAAAGAACCTAAGATGAAGATCATGGGTCTTGAGACTGCTCGCTCATCCACACCCCAATACTATCGTGACAAATTGATGGAAGCATTTAAGATTATCCTAACTAAGACTAATGATGATCTGATTGAATACATTGATTACGTGAAGCAAGACACCCGTAAGCAAGACTATGTAAACATTGCTTTTCCACGCGGTTGTAATGGATTGGAGAAGTACAAATGTAATCATGACATTTTCAAGAAGCAAACTCCAATTCAAGTAAGAGGTGCTCTCTTGTATAATCACTATGTCAGAAAGAATAAGTTGACTAATAAGTATCCAATCATCCAAGAGGGTGAGAAGATTAAGTTCATTTATCTGAAGACACCTAACCCAATGATGCAAAATTGCATCTCGTTCTTTAGTGATATTCCTAAAGAGTTTAATCTTGATAAGTATATCGACTATCAATTGCAGTTTGAAAAGTCTTTCTTGGAACCGCTCAAGAATGTGCTAGAATGTATCGGTTGGGATTATGAGAAAAAAGTTTCTCTATTAAGTTTTTTCTAAGAGGTAGTTTATGAGTTTCCTAGATACAGTAATTAAAGAAAGCAAGAATGAGTATGCTGCTTTTGCTAGCGATGGGGTTGCTGCTGGCGACGTTGAATCTTTCGTTGATACTGGCAGTTATATTTTTAATGCCCTCGTTAGTGGTAGCATTTTTGGAGGCATTCCTTCAAACAAAATCACCGCTCTTGCAGGAGAAAGCGGGACTGGAAAAACTTTCTTTTGTCTTTCTGTCGTTAGAAATTTCCTTGATACTGATCCTGATGCTGGAGTCATTTATTTTGAAACTGAGTCTGCCATTAGTAAACAGATGATCGAGAGTCGTGGGATTGATTCTTCACGACTGATTATTTTTCCAGTAGATACTATCGAAGAGTTCCGTACACAAGCAGTTCGTATCATCGACAAATATATGGAACAGAAGACAGAGGATAGAAAACCTCTTATGTTTGTTCTAGATAGTCTTGGTATGTTAGCAACTAAAAAAGAAGTACAAGATGCTTCTGATGATAAGCAAGTGCGAGATATGACGAAGGCACAAATTGTTAAGTCTGCCTTCAGAATCTTGACATTGAAGATGGGTAAGGCTAATATACCTATGATCGTTACCAATCACACCTATGATGTCGTCGGTTCTTATGTCCCTACAAAAGAAATGGGGGGAGGCAGTGGACTCAAGTATTCTGCTAGCACAATCGTATATCTTGGAAAGAAAAAAGAAAAAGATGGAACAGATCTCATCGGAAACATTATCAAATGCGAGGCTAAGAAGTCTCGTCTGACCCGTGAGGGATCCAAGATCGAAACCAGATTATATTTCGACCACCGTGGACTAGAACGCCACTATGGTATGCTAGAATTAGGTGAGCGAGCTGGTCTTTGGAAAAATACTGCTGGTCGTTATGAGATCAATGGTAAGAAAGTCTATGGCAAACAAATCCTTGCCAATCCAGAAGAATACTTCACTGAAGAAATTCTTCTGGAACTAGATAAACAAGCACAACGCGAATTTTTATATGGAGCATCTGATGATGGAGAAGATTGAAACTACTATTCTTAGAAACCTTCTTCACAGTGAAGAGTATTATAGAAAAGTAGTTCCATTTCTTAAAGCAGATTATTTTGAAGAACTTACAGAGCGAGTCGTGTTTGAAGAAATTCACGACTTCTCTGGTAAGTATGATAAGATGCCCACATCGGAAGTTTTAATTTTACAATTACAGAGTAGAAATGATCTTACTGAAGAAACTTATCAGAATGCTGTTAAGCAAATTAAAACGTTTACGAATGAGTGGGTTGATACGAAATGGTTGGTCGATGCGACAGAGAAGTGGTGTCAAGACAGAGCAATCTACAACGCCCTATTACTATCGATCAAAGTCGCAGATGGAGGCGATCAGAAATTATCAAAAGATGCGATCCCCTCGATACTCCAAGAAGCCTTGGCAGTATCGTTCGATGAATACATCGGACACGACTACGTTCAGAATGTAAAAGAACGTTATGAATACTACCACAAAGACGAGGCGAAGATTCCATTCGACCTTGAAAAATTCAACGCCATTACGAAGGGCGGTCTACCAAACAAGACTCTCAATGTTGCTCTTGCTGGAACTGGTGTTGGCAAGTCTCTGTTTATGTGTCATGCTGCCGCTGCTTGTCTTTCCCAAGGGAAGAACGTTCTTTATATCACTTGTGAGATGGCAGAGGAAAAGATTGCAGAACGTATTGATGCTAATCTCCTCAACGTCAACATCCGTGATATTGGATCACTACCCGAGCAGATATTCACTTCCCGAGTATCTGAGATTGGAAGAAAGACGCAAGGTAAAATTATTATTAAAGAATATCCTACTGCTTCTGCACACGCAGGACATTTTAAAGCGTTACTTAGTGACCTCTCGTTGAAGAAAGGTTTCAAACCAGACATTATTTTCGTTGACTACCTGAACATCTGTGCTTCTGCTAGATACAAAGGACACATTGTAAACTCCTACACCTATGTCAAGGCAATTGCTGAGGAGCTTCGTGGTCTTGCTGTTGAGCATGATGTACCTATTGTAACTGCAACTCAAACTACTCGTTCTGGTTTTGGTAATTCTGATGTTGAACTTACTGATACTTCTGAAAGTTTTGGTCTTCCTGCTACTGCTGACTTTATGTTTGCTCTTATTTCTACAGAAGAACTAGAACAGTCTGGCAGAATTATGGTTAAACAACTTAAGAACAGATACAATGATCCCACACTGCACCGTCGTTTCACTGTGGGTATTGACAGAGCGAAGATGAAGCTGTATAATGTAGATGATGAGGTATCGGTAGATACTCTCATTGATCAAGAAGATCCAGCGGATTCTTTTGACGATATCTCAACTCGCCAAAAGCGAATTGACAAATTTAGTTCCTTTATTATCTAATATGTCTAAAATTAACTTTGAACGTTATCAAGAATTTGTTTCTGAAGTTACTTCAGAATGTTCAACAAACTTTGTTGACTTCGCTGATCGTATTGGCGAGTTGGATCGTGAGGGTGCCAATATTGAACGACTTCTCACTGCTGGTGTTGGTATCAATGCTGAGGGTGGTGAGTT